AAAGCAAGAGAAATACAAATTCAATACATGGCAAAAGAGTGGCATTGGTTAGTTGATGAACTAATAACTGAACCAAAGCATATAGATCCTAAAGCTAAACTTTATCACTTCATAAACAAGAAAATGGAGTGGATAGAAGATATAAATAAGAACAAATAACCTTAGAGTGTTCAAATGGCCCAGTATGAAGAATTAACAATAGATAAAGGTACTGACGTTACTCTCCAATTAGAATTGGAAGATACTAACGGTAATGCAAAAAATCTTACAAATTACACGGTTGCAGGTAAACTTAAGAAAACTTATAATACGCCTGATGGCGAAGCAACCGTATTTACTACTGAGGTAAAAGCTCCTGCCACAGGCGGAGTTGTAAACCTTACATTATCAAACACTCAAACAGACGCACTCAAAGCCGGGCGATATGTATATGATGTAGAAATTTCTTTCGTAGATAGCGATGCACAAACAGTGATAGAAAGAGTTCTTGAAGGCACAATCACAGTCACACCATCCGTGACATAGCTTAAGGAATTCCATATGAAGGTTGTTGTTGGTCAAAACACGATCGTTAAAAAAATTACTGTTGGAACTCCATTACGGGTGGGATCGGCAGCAAATGGTTCACTCACAGGATTAGATGATGTAAACGGTTCTATTGGTTTAGCTAATGGTACTTTATTACAATACGACAGCGCGTCAGGAAAATTTAATCACGTACCAGCAACGACAATAGCTGGTCCAGATATTCACGCCACATTTGATTCAAATGCGATTGGTACTCTTACATATAATGATAGTACCGGAGCCGTAAGACTTGTAGGTCCGACTCCAGCTCAAATTCGATCGCAATTTAGAGCTCATCCATCTATCCATAATATTATTCAATATGACTCAGCTACTGGTACATTTTATGCTGAAGCTCCAGGTGGTGGAGGTATTGGTGATGGTGGTCAAAACTTATCAGTTAACACATCTGGCGATTACGGGTCATTATCTTACAATCAATCTAATGCAGTTTTAACTCATGTCGGAACAACTGATTCTGACATTCGAGGATCTATATCAGTTGGCGGAGATCTTTCATATAATCAAGCATCTGGTACAATCACATATAATAAAAGAACAGATGCAGATATTAGATCTCTCTTTAGCGCTAGTGGAGATCTGACATATAATAGTACAACTGGTCAGTTTGCTATTACTACTGGTGCACATTATGCAGATTCAGATGCTCGCCAAGTTTTCTCTGTTAACTTTGTTGGTGATACTGCATTTGATAGTTCTCCATACGGTGGAGCTTCGTATGATGCTAATACTGGTGTACTTACTATTAATGGTACAACCGATTCTAATATACGTAACTCTATCAGTTTAGAAGACTCTGGTGGTTTAGGGTCATTAACATACGATCCTAAAGAAGGTAAATTTGTATTTAAAGGCCCTGAGCTTGCTGATATATCTTCTCTGCTCTCAGTTACTGAAGGTCCAACTTCATTAGGTGATCTATCTCTTGATTCTGCAACTGGAGCAATTAGATTTCAATTAGACGAAGATAGTATTAGAAGTTTAATATCTCTTGTATCTGATAATGAAGGTGGTACACATTTATCATATGATCATTCAACTGGTGTAATTACTTACAGAGGTCCAAGTACTTTAGAAGTACGCGATCTAATATCTGTTGATTCAACGGCTAATACTGGTGATGGTTCATTCTCATATCATGAATCTTCAGGCGTGTTTACATATGTTGGTCCATCTCCTACAGAAACTAGAGCGCACTTCCAAGTTAATGATACTGGCGGTGATGGTTCATTAAATTATGATTCCGCAACAGGTAAGTTTACATATGTTGGCCCAAGTCCTGCCGAAGTAAGAGCCCACTTTGAAGGTGGTCTTGGTATTGATTATATTGAATCGACCGGTACTTTTAGATTAGATAGCTCAGCTAGTATTGTTACAGGTAGTATTGTTACAGGTACTTTAAGAGTAACAGATTCGGCTACAATTGAAAATGCTACAATAAATCAAACATTAAATGTTCAAAATATTAATTCATTAGATTCCACTAGCGACGTTAATATTACTGCCGGTGATGATGTTGATATCACAGCGGGAGATAAAATAAAATTAAATACTCCGCTTTTAATAACTTCATCTCGAACTCTTCACATTAGAGATGATGATAGTGATGCTGTTTCTCTTAACGGTAGTGGGATTGTTGTTGGCGGTGGATCTAACCAAAAAAGTATTTTGTATCAGCAAAGTACTGAGCAATTTGTAATAAGCGGAAATACAGGATTAAATGTTCCTGGACCTTTAACCGGTACTACTATTGATTCAATTAATAAACGCATAGATGAGTTACCTGATTCTGCTCAGATGAAAGGTATTCTATCTGCTGGTCCTGGTTTATCATACGATAATATAAATGGAATATACAGAATAACATCTTCGGGTGTTGTCGCTGGAACTTATGGCGATGCAACTAATGTTCCAAGATTTGCTGTTGATTCTCTTGGTCAAATAGATAGCATTAGCTTAGTTCCGATATCAACAGTCAATAACTTTCAGTTTGATTCCACAAGCGGCAATCTTAAGATTACAACTGCAACAGATAGTTATAATGTTGGAATTACATTAGATCCATATTCAACAGCAAACCTAGTTGAAGATCCTAATGCTACGCCAACATCAGGTACACAATATTTTACTGACGCAAGAGTTGATTCTAATTTAGCATCAAGTAGATCAAGTCCTATTGTTCGTACTGGTGACATTACTGGTGTAACATTAAATGCAACTGGACCTACATCAGCTGGTGATAACGCAGCAGTTGGTTATACAGATTCTGAAGGTTTAATATTAACTGGTCAAGGTGATTCAAGTGATGTAACAGTTAAGAATGATGCTAATGAATGGGTAATGAAAGTTCCAACAGGAACAAGAAATATTAACATTCATAGTAATCTAAATGTAGGTGGATTTGTTTCTGGTCCAGAAGAATTTATACTTGATCCAGCTGCTGTTGGTGATGCTACTGGTACGGTTAAGATTCTAGGTAACTTACAAGTTGAAGGTACTACAACAACAATTAATTCAACTACAATATCTCTTAACGATAAAAATATTGTTATTGCCGATAGCGCAGCAGACTCATCAGCGTTAGATGGATCTGGAATTACATTTGGTGGTACGAATGTTGTAGACAATCCAACATTTCAATATTCTCATGCAAACCAAAGATTTGTATTCAATAGAGATATAACAGCTAATAGATTCTATGGTGATGTTACTGGACAGATTACATCTATTGGAAATCATACTACAGCTGATTTAGCAGAAGATTCATTTGCCACAGTATCAAGTGGTACGATGTATTTTACTCAAGCAAGAGCTCGTTCCTCAATCAACTTTGTTGATGCTGGTGGCGATGGATCGTTTACTTACGACTCAGCTAACGGGACAATGACATACACTGGACCAAGTCCAGCAGAAACAAGGGCGCATCTAAATGTTCTTGATGCTGGTGGCGACGGCAGTTTTACATATGATAGTGCCACCGGAAAATTTACTTACACGGGTCCTTCGCCGGCCGAAACAAGAGCACATTTTCAAGTAAACGATACTGGTGGGGATGGATCTCTTGGATATGATTCTGCAACTGGTAAATTTACTTACACCGGACCTTCTGAAGCTGAATGGTATCAACATTTTGTAGATAATGCAGATAGCTTTGGTGATATGATTTGGGATTCAAGTTATGGAACCAAAGGTGGTCTGTCATTACATAAACGTCATATAATAAACCAACAAGAGGCGTTTGCTGACTCGTTTATCAATTCACAAGAATACTTTTTGTATTATAGTGGTACGTTAGGTGAATTAAGAAAGGTTAGTGCAGATACACTCTCCTCAAGAATTGGCGGAGCTGGCGGTGGTGGCGCAGGCGGCGGACTACTAAGTTATGTTAATCTCTAAGTAACAAAACATATAAATAAAGAATAAGTAATCTAAAAAGATAATAAAATATGGCAGCAACATTTCATACTAGCTTTCAACATAATGTGGGAAAAACTCCACACACTTTGTATACGGCTCCAACAGGATTGACAGGACGTCATCTTGTTGTTAGTTGTGTTGCTACAAATATATTTGGTTCCGCTTTACCAATAACTGTAAAGTTAGTTAGAGGAGCAACAGAAATATACTTAGCTTATAATAAAAGAATTTTAGCTAATGATACTGTAGATCTCCTTATAAATAACTCTAAGATCATGATAGAGGAATATGATGAAATTCACACATCGGCTCCCGCTGACAATGCTTTCAGTATTATCATGACAATGGTAGAGGAAGTTGAAACATGAGTAGCGATAACAGTGTGTATGGTCATGACAATCAAGGTGGTATCTATGAAGGTACTGCGTATCATGATAAAACATTCTACGGTTTTAAACTAAGTCCAGCAACTGGAGATTGTACTGTAGATGTTATCCGAAGCGATGATAGCGATGCTGTCATTCTACCTCAACCAGATAATATTGGCGGCGACGATTATAAAGCGCATTTCTTTAGCATGGATGCGATAGATTTTGAATTCAACCATAGTACTGGCCATTTAAAGATGAAATTTCTTTAATAAATAGCAGTATAGTAATATAGGATCGAAAGATGGCAACGATTATAGACCTCGGTAAGTTAAGATTTCATTTTGCTGGTGAATGGAGTAACAGCACTACATATGAAATCAACGACATCGTAAAGTACGGTGGTAACGTATACGTATATAGTAATATAGCAAGATCAAATGGTAACTTGCCTACTGATGATGCATATTGGGCATTAATGGTAGAAGGATTTAAGTTTAGATCAGATTGGTCTTCGTCCACACAATATCGCGTTGGTGATGGTGTTGCTCATGGTGGTGTTATATACATTGCTATTGCAGATTCACAAAACCAGGTTCCACCTAATGCAACATATTGGAGTCAGTTTGCCGACGGTATTCAATGGGAAGGTGAGTGGGTTAATACTGGTACTTATCAAGCAAGTGATGTTGTAAAGTATGGTGCTCAAGCATATATCGCTAAACAAGATGTCCCGGTTGGAACCGATCCTACTAACGCTACATATTGGGAAACATTTGTAAGTGGTATCAGCGCCGAAGGCGTATGGAATGTCGGTACAGATTATGTCCCTGGAGACTTAGTCGCATACGGTGCAAACATATATCGTTGTATCGCTAACAGTACAGGCAACCTTCCAACTAATACAGGTTATTTTGAATTATTTCAAACTGGGAATGACTATCAAGGTGTCTGGTCATCAAGTGCTAGCTATTTAATTGGACAAACTGTTCGTTACGGTGGTAATGTATACAAAGCTAAACAAGATAATACTGCTTCTACTCCAGATACTTTTACTAATGCTTGGGAAATCTTCACAACTGGCGTAAACAACAGAGGTACTTGGACAAGTACTACTGAGTATCAGATAAATGACGTTGTTGCTCATGGTGGTAATACATATATTGCTCTTATCTCTCACACCGCCGGCGTATTTGATACTGACTTAGCCGCAAATAAATGGCAGAAATTTAATAGTGGTGTACGCTATATGGGTGCTTGGACTTCAGGCACAACATATTTAAAAGACGACATTGTTAGTGAAAGTGTTAGTACATACATTGCTACGCAAGATCACACTGCAGGCTCAGACTTCTTCATTGATTTTAATACAAATAATTATTGGAATAACTTTGTGGTTGGTGCTAGTTATGTGCTTCCAGCAACATCAGGAAATGCAGGTAAGTATCTACAAACACCAGACGGAACAAACTATAGTTGGCAATTTGCAGGTGCTAACGATAAGATCTTTTATGTGGCAGAAGATCCAACAAGTTCCGCAGATGATTCAGATCACGGTCTTGCAGTTGACTATGCATTTGCAAGTGTGAGATTTGCTTGTGATTTCATTAGCGCAGACCTCGCAAATAGAACACCTGCTACTATCTTTATTAAAGACGGTACATATAACGAACAACTTCCAATTCATATTCCGGCCAATGTAACTATTGTGGGTGACGGACAACGTAACTGTATTATTCAACCAGACACAACTACAGATATTGGTTATGGTGCTGGTATATCCGGTGATGGTACAACTCCAAACAATGAACAAACAATGTTCTTTGTAAACAGTGGTACAATGATTGAAGGTCTAAACCTAAAAGGTTTAACAGGATTTTCTTTAGGATCAACAACACCTACAGATCCTAACGATGCAACTATCAAAGGTGTTTACTTTAGATTAGAGCCAGGCGCTACTATTCTTAAATCTCCATATATTAAAGAATCAAGTGCATTTTCATCAGGTGGTGTTGGCGCAATTGTTGACGGTTCTGTTGTCTCTAGCGGTAATCCTGGTTCAATGGTTTTCCATACATATACGCAAGTACATGATGGAGGTATTGGTTTCTGGATTAAAGATAACGGTCTTGCAGAGATCGTATCTTGCTTTACTTACTACTGTGATATGGGATTTGTATCTAGTGGCGGCGGTAAAATTCGTGCGCTAAACTGTAATAACTCATATGGTACATACGGTACAATTAGTACTGGTTACGATAGTGATGAACTTCCAGTAAATGGTTATATGTATGGTGACACGATCACATATGATCCTTCAACATTGAATACTTCTGATGGCTTTACAGTTGGTGATACTATTACAGGTCCTGCAAAGACTGGTAGTAGAATTGTAACAGATATGAGTATTGCTTCTCAAGCTGTTATTTCTACTAAGAAAGATGCTACCGTATCAGCTGTCACGCAAGCAAGCCCCGGACAAGTTACAACTTCAGCCGCTCATGGATTTGAAACCGGTCAAAGTATTAAGTTTACCGGTGTGGGTGGTATGACAGAATTAAATGGTAATAGTTATACTATCACAGTTGTTGATACGACAAACTTTACAATTGGTGCCGATACCACAGCATTTACCGCTTACACATCAGGTGGTACAGCCACTCTCGGTGGAGCTCACGGTCTAGCAGACGGTGATATGATTTCATTTAGTAATGTTGGTGAAGCGGCATGGCAAACACTTCTAGGTGATTATGCGGCTAACGATAAGCGCGCTTGGTATGCAGATATACAAGATAGTAACTCATTTAAAATAGCTACAAACTATGACTTAACTAACTATTTTGATACAAGATCAGAAGCTGGTTGGGGTTTTGTCATTGTAAACTTCACAGATGCTACACGATCTAATCCAGTTCGAGTAACCGCGCCAAGTCATGGATTTAGTTCAGGCGATCAAATGACTGAAGTCAAAGATGTCGTAGGTATGACTGAACTAAATGGTAATAACTATTATGTTAGCGTAATTAATGCAAACACAATAGATCTTTATACAGACGCCGGATTAACAAGTGCTGTTAACGGTGTTAGCTATGGTTCTTACACATCAGGAGGTAATGGTACAAGAACACTAACCGGTACATCATTAACTGCGTGTGATTTTAGAGTTGATGATGCATTAGATGCAACAATTAAAAATATTCAGACAAATCTAGTAACTAATCACAGACTAGTTGTATCAGATCAAAAACGAGGTCTATCAGGACAAACAATTAAAGTCAATGTTGGTCCCCCAGAATATTTGGGAACAGGAAACAGATTCTACTTTAATGGTCAAATTGATCTAGCGTTTAACGGATATGATGAACGTCAATATATCTTTGAGCAGAACGATGCATCAAATGATTCACATCCAATGTACCTTGCTGATACTAAAAACTCAACTGGCGGGGCTAATGCATGGTCAACTGGTGTAAGTTATTATTTAGATGGACAACCAGTAGCCGACTTAGCAACGTATGTTGCAGGATTTGCAGCTGCAACTGCTAGAGAAGTAAGATTTAAGATTCCTGCAGGACAAAGTGGATCACTATCATCCGTCTATATGTGTTGTCATACTCATGCAAATATGGGTAATGGCCAACTGTATATCAATGCAGCGAGCGGAACTGCAAAAGAAAGATTTATTGGTAATCATCCAGTATTCTATCCGTTCTCAAATGGAGATTCAATTGAGGCCCAAGATTCTCAAGGCGCGGTCATTGCTGGAGATGGAAACAGAGGTCAGTTTGGTTTCTCACTAGTTCTTGGTGGATTGAAAGAAGAGCCAAGAGCAGGTGGTAGTATTCAGTTTACTACTGGACCAGCATACGATAGTGATAACTCAACATATTTAACTAATCCAAGCCTAGGTGAAGATGATCGTAGTTATATTATTACAACAGTAACTGGATATGACTCAAGTAACGATCCAAGAGTTGGTGGTACGGCTACTCTAACATTAAGCCAAGAAAAATTAAATACTGATCCAGCATATTATGGTCAGCACTTTAACATTAGATACAACTACTCACAAGTTCGTATGACAGGTCATGACTTCTTGAGTATTGGTACTGGTGGTAAAGCAACTACTAATTATCCAGGTGAACCAACTCAAGCGGCCTCACAAGGTAACGAAGTTACAGAGACACTTCCAGGTCGTGTTTATTACGCAAGTACAGACCAAGATGGTAACTTTAGAGTTGGTAACTTCTTTAGAATTGATCAGGCAACTGGTCGAGCTACATTGGATGCAAGTGCGTTTGACCTTTCTGGTTTGACGTCATTAAGACTAGGTTCAATTGGTGCTCAATTAGGTGAAAGTATTAATGAGTTTAGTGCTGATGGTACTTTATCCGGAAACAGCAATACAGCTGTTCCAACAGAACAAGCAGTTAAGACATATGTGGATTCCAAGCCGGGAATCTCAGAAGCTAAGGTTACCTTTATAGGAACATTTTAATAATTTTAATAAGGAAAATTAAAGATGACACAATCTCGACTTGCGTCTGCTAAAATTACTAAGAACACAAACCAATTAGTGTATACTGTTCCTGCAGGTAAATCTTTAGTAGGCTCACTTTTTATAAGAAATTTTAATAAAAACGGAAATTCTGCCAGTATAGATATTGCAACTACGCAAAATACTCTTGGTGCAGACTATCAATCAGCATCATTAGTTAATACAATAAACTACACTTCTAGTAATACTGTTCCTATTGGGGTACCGATAGACGGACAACATTTAGCTCAAGGGGGTAGACTTACTGGTGATTTTAGAGCTAACTATAGTTATGGTAACCAGTATGCTCATTATGATGAAGCGACTGATACCGTGACCTATAACGTATATAACAACCAACATGGTTCTGGTCAATATATTATGAATAACCAGTATATGGAAGGTAATTATCAGATTTCAGGGTTTTATACAGAACCAGATGATTATCTATTTATTCAACAAAATAGATATCCAAGAATTTTTAAAAATTATCCTTGGACTTATACTACATCAGGAAATTTTAGTGATAATAGTGGTGGTAATATTGCAGGTGGTTATAATAACGATTTAGACTATTATACATATGGTGGTCAAGGTTTTAGAAACATATATATTTCTATGAATGATAATGGATACACTACTTATATGTCAAATATTAGTAAAGATCCTGCTAGTTTTAGTGGTAACAAGTATAACGAAACAAATACTTCTCAATCTTTTTATTGGCAAGAAAGCCAGCTTGGAGGAAAAGTTACTAAAGGTTCAATGTCTTTAATTCCAACTGCGCCAAGAACGTCTGGTTCTGGACTTTGGGCTGTTGTTCATGGAAATCTGAGTAGTAACGGTAATATGTGTTTGCAATGGATGCCTGTTTACGACTCCTCTGGAAATCATATTAATGGTACAAATAACAGAGCCGGTTGGTATGGACAAGTTAATGCTTTGGCAACTACTGATAACGAATCCGAGTGGTATTGGTTACGGCCTGTAGGTAACTATGTTTATGCTGCTTCAGAATCTCAAGACGTATTTAGGGCACCTCTTTCTACTAATTTAGAATGGCAAACCCAATCTAATTGGTCTAAAGTCACTAGTGATGTAGTACCTACCGGAAAACAAATTAACCAACACTTTCCGTTTATAGAAACTACTGCAGGTATCGGCTATGGTGCTTGTACAGATGGTAGCATTATTACTAGCTTGGATCAAGGTGCAACTTGGACTCAAGGTGATCTTTCAGCAATATCAGGAGTTACTACAACATCAGGTGCTCAAGTAGCTGGTAAAGACACTTCAGGTGCTTTTGTAATTTACAGTGCCGATGGAAAATATGAATTGAATAAAGCTATTAGAGATAATTTACAAGATGCTATTGAAGTTGATTTAACTCTTAGCGCAAAAGGACATTTAGAGCATAGAGGACTAATCCTTAATGCAGGTGACAAAGTTTATGTTCAAGCAAGCCAAGATGATGTGGTTGCTCAACTTTATGGATATGAGGAGTAAAAATAAATGAGTAGATATATAACAGGAGGTGCTACAGGTGCTTCAGGTGGATCTGGTGGTGGAGGCGGCGGTGGAACCGTTCGCCAAGAACGATTTATTTCATCAGGAACTTTTAACGTTCCATCAGGAGTAACTTCTGCTGAAGTTTTACTTGTTGCAGGCGGAGGCGGCGGTGGTCGCGGATATTCTTGGCAAGTCTCGCATGCAGGTGGTGGTGGCCAAGGTGGTCAAGTTAAATGCGAAGTAGTTGATTTAACTGGAATAGCTTCTTGTGCTATTATAATTGGTTCAGGCGGACAAAGGACAAGCCACTCATCTAGTGATTCTTATAACAGTTATCCTGGAGGTAAATCTTCTTTTACTTATGGCAGTAATGTAATTGAATGCGTAGGTGGACGTCAAGGTATTGGTGGTGGCGTTGGTGGACAAGGTGGACCTCACTGGCAAGATTATTATAATAGTAGAACCTCTCCAGATGGTGACAATTATGGATATTATAGCAGCACCTGGTGGAATACGACGGGCGGTCATACTCGTGGTGCTGGTGGTCACGGCCGTGGAAGTGATGGTAGTGGTAACTATAATATGCATGGTATGCCCGGAATGTACGGCTATGGCGGCGGTGGTGGAGGAGGTTACTACTCCAGTAGTAACTCGCAAGCCAAAGGTGGTCAAGGTTCAGATGGTGGCGGCGTAGCTTCTTCTTATGACTGGTGGCATGGTGGTCCTGGAGGTGATAACCAAAGTAAAGCGTATCATCGATGGGGTGAGAGAAATACTGGCGGTGGTGGTGCTGGCGGCAATTACAACCAAAACGAAGAAGGCGGTTCTGGTGCAGCTGGCATTTGTATTGTCACTTATACGGTTTAGGAGAATAGATAATGGCACAATTTAATATAATACAACCTAAAGAAGCAGCTGATTCAGATGAAAATCATGAGCAGTATATTGTTAATATTATTGAAGCTGACGATATGGAAGCTGCAGAATCTGTTACTGATACAGAAGTAAGTTTAATTATACAAAATTCAGGTGATGGCGAAGGTATTGGATGGATATATAATCCTGATAATAGCTCAACTCCCTTTTCTGCACCTGCAATTGAAGTACCTCCAGGCTTTGATCAAGCAGCTTTTAAAGAACATTTAAAAACAAATGTAAAAGCAGAAGCACGAAGCCGTATTGAAGCTCTTGCTTGGAAAATTGAAAAAGCTACTGAACAAGATGCTTTAAACGGTACTACAACAATTAATGATGTTTATGCAGAAAGAGAAGCTATTCGAGTTAAAAGTAACGAAATTGAAGCTGATATAGACGCTGAAACAGATGATTTAACAGTATTCACTATGGGTACTGTAGTTAAGTTTGACGAATAAATAAATGATTTTGCGGCTCAGCCGCAACTAGATAATGAGTAAATAATATGGCGCTTAGAGATCATATAAAAGAAAATCATGATCTTGCTGAAAATCACCCCTTTGTAAAACTTTTGTTTTCGGGGGGTGTTTCCTCAAAAATTTATGCTGAATACTTATTTAATCAACACTTAATATATAATGTGTTGGAAAAAATTGCTTTAGAACAAGGTTTGTTAGAAGGTGTAGAAGACGTAATAAGAGCAAAATTAATATTAGAAGATTTTATAGAATTAAAAGAAACAGATATTAAAGTTCATGATTGTTCGTTAGACTACATTAAATACATACAAACTAAAGTATCTAAAGAAAATTTAATGGCACATATTTACGTACGACACTTTGGCGATTTATTTGGTGGACAAATGATGAAAAAAGTTGTTGTAGGCTCTGGTAAGATGTATGATTTTAAAAATAGATCAGAACTTATTCAAGAATTAAGAAGTCGTTTAGATGATAGTTTAGCAGACGAAGCTAACGCAGTCATGCTTTGGGCAATTGAGTTATTTAAAGCTTTGGAAAAACGATTTGATCTTTGAAAAACTTATAGAAACAAGTGAACGAATGAGAGATCTTATTGAGTCTCTTGCTACTACTAAACACAATCATGACTTTCCTTGGCCTGCGACAACATATTTGTCTCCTAGTATTTGGCGTAGAGCAGACTTAGATATTATTGATGCAAGAGAAGATCGTAAATTATGGATGATGCATCTGTGTGTATATCCACATACAAACGATCCTGCTCCGATTTATGGTTTTGATGTTATTGCCGGACCGAATAAAGTAACTGGAGCTTTTCATGACTTCAGTCCTATTGATCCGAATAGTCATATATTAACACAATTTAAAGAGAATGTACACAGTTTTATTCCATCAAAACAAAGAGAATTACCTGATTGGGCAAAAGCTATTTTTAGTGGTTCTATGGTTTCTGCTGGTAATATTAGAGATCCAGAAGAATTACAGAATTTATTAGATCTTGCCGTTAATAATCTTGATTACTTTATTCATAATATAGGAATGAGCACTAAACAAGATTTTACAAAAGAACATAACTGGTATGCAATCAATCAAAAGAAAAATCCACATACACCAAGAGTTATGGAGAACATGGGAGTAGCTCCTGATGTCGTTAGGAAATATATAGACGAATGCTTATTTCCTGAGATTAGCTAATCATGCTCTACGTTTCTTTTCTCTTTGAGAGTCGCCCATAGAGACTCTGTAATTATCTTCAACTGAATCTGGCGTAGAAACTTCTAATAATGTACCCTCTTCAATACAGATAACTTGATGAGGAACTAAAGGTTCGTTTCTATGAACTCCACCTGCTTCTAATCTTTTACGTTCAACAGATGCATCTTTTGTATTAATAACTAATATATCAAACACTCCATTCATTACATACCAAGTCTTATCTTTGTCTTTATGAAAGTGCATAGAACACTTTGCACCTTTATTAAACTGCAAAAACTTTCCACAGTACATGTCATTGGTTGCCCAGATAAATTCATGGCCCCAACCTTTTTCTATAAATCCTTCAAGTTGTGTCATTATTCTATTATATCACACTTCATAAATATTGTAAACCTTTATTATATAAATAGATACAAATTCTTTAAAAGGACTTAATATGGCAGCTCCAGCATCAAGACAAGGATTCATCGATTATTGTCTTCGTAGACTTGGCGATCCAGTTATTGAAATAAACGTGGACGACGATCAATTAGAAGAACGAGTAGACGATGCCCTGCAAGTGTATCAAGAATTTCATTCAGATGCAACCGTTAAAACTTATCTTAAACACCAGGTAACTCAAACTGATGTAGACAACGGTTACATTCCTATCTCATCTAATATTATATATGTATCTAGGTTATTACCGATTAATTCATCATTTGGATCTTCGCGTAATTTCTTTGATATAAAATATCAGTTGATGTTAAATGATATTGCTGATATGCAAAACTTTGCAGGTGACTTAGCTTACTATGAACAATTACAACAATATCTATCGTTGCTAGATATGAAACTAAACGGTCATCCGCAGGTAGAATTTGCTAGACGCCAAGATAGACTTTATATACATGGTTCGTTTGCAGATCAAGAAATAAAAGCTGGCGAATTTGTTGTTGCCGAGATATATCAAATAATAGATCCAGATACTCATACAAGTGTATATGATGATATGTGGTTAAAAGAATATGGAACTGCTCTTATAAAACAGCAATGGGGCGCAAACCTAATTAAATTCGAAGGAATGCAACTACCAGGTGGCGTTACACTAAATGGTCGACAAATATTTGAAGATGCTTTAGGAGAAATAACACAACTCAGAGAACGAATTAGATTAGAACATGAACTTCCCCCTAACTTTTTTGTAGGTTAATATGGCACGCAATATATACTTCTCTGACAAAGTTCGATCAGAACAAAAGTTATATGAGAATATTATTATAGAATCGTTGAAGATGTTTGGACAAGATGTCTATTATCTTCCACGAACTATTGTAAATGAAAATAGAGTGTTCGGAGAAGACGTTCCATCTAGATTTAGTAACTCTTACAAGATTGAGATGTACATTGAAAACACAGAAGGATTCGAAGGAGAAGGAGATCTCTTCACTAAGTTCGGTGTTGAGATACGAGATGAAGCTACTTTTATCGTCGCTCGCAAACGTTGGAATACTACGGTTGGTCGCGTTGATAACCAAATAGAAGGTGAAAGGCCAAGAGAAGGAGATCTAATATTTCTTCCATTGTCTAACTCTTTATTTGAGGTTATGCATGTAGAGCACGAACAGCCATTTTATCAATTGTCTAATCTACCAACATTTAAGATGCGTTGTCAGCTATTTGAATATTCTGGCGAAGATCTTGATACTGATATTACATCGATTGACGGGATAGAACAAAACAACGCCTATGAGTTTGATATGGTTCTATCTGGAATAACCGGTGATTTTGAAATAGGAGAACGTGTCGAACAAATATTATTAGATGGCACGATCTTAGGAGCTGAAGTATCTAAGTGGGTATCGGACACAAATACTCTTTCGGTTATACATCTAGGCGGAAACGATGGTAAGTTTCATTTACCCTCAACTGGTAGAGTAATTACCGGACAAGAATCAAATGCTAGCGGTACAGTTTCGTCATTCACCGAAGATAATCAACTAAGCGCAAATGAGCAAAATAATGATTTTGACGGATTAGATTTTATAGACTTTAGTGAAACAAATCCATTTGGAGATCCTGAATAATGTTTGGCAATTATTATTATCATCAACGTATACGTAAAGCTGTTGCCACATTCGGCGCTATGTTCAACGATATATATGTTCTTCGTAAAGATTCGGGCGGTGGAGTTATTAGTACAGTAAAAGTACCATTATCATACGGACCAAGAGCAAAGTTTTTAGATAGAATCAGAGAGTTTCCTGATCTTCAAACAGACACTAAAGTTGCTATTAAACTTCCTAGACTTTCTTTTGAAATTACAAATATATCATATGATCCAGCAAGACAACTACCAAAAGTAAATAAAACAATTCAACCAGTGCCCGGTTCTATTTTGTCTAGAAATAAAATACAACAAGGCGTTCCTTACATTGTTAGTTTTCAGTTGAGTGCATATGCAAAAAATCAAGATGATGCGTTACAAATCGTAGAACAAGTTATACCATATTTTAATCCACAATATACATTAACAATTCAGCCATTTGATGATTTTGATAATATAAAAGAAGACGTGCCTATTATTTTAACTGGCGTAGTATTAAACGATGAATATGAAGGTAATATGGAATCGCGTCGTACTATCGTTTATACTATGGATTTTGACATGCATGTTATCTTCCACGGACCAGTAACAACTAGCGGTATTATACGTTCTGCTATTACAGATGTATTGAATCAAGGTGCTGGTTTAAATGATTCAGACATTCCATTAGAAAGAATAACAGTAACACCTGATCCGGCTAATGCAAATCCGGATAGTGACTTTGGATTTAACACAGATATATTAGGAATTGACAGTGCGTTATGATGGATTCAAACACAGCAGCAAATGACTTTGAGTATGCTAGACAGGTATATCACGATCTGTTAGCAAAAGGATCTGAGTCAATGGAAGAAATGATGGAAGTTGCAAGAGCAACTGAACATCCACGTGCTTTTGAAGTTTTGTCTAATATGATGAAAAACATAGCAGACATTAATGGCAATCTTATGGATATGCATAAAAAGAAAAAAGATTTTGATCAGAAAGAACAGAAGGCTTTGCCGCAAGGGCAAACTACTAATAATGTTTTCGTTGGATCTACTGCAGATTTACAACGTATGTTACAAGATGAAATGATTGATGTTACTCCAAAAGAATGATACATATCTCGGAAATCCTAATGTAAAACGAGACGGTATTGTCACTCAATGGACAAATGAAGAAGTCCTTGAGTATGCTCGTTGCATGAAAGATCCTTCATACTTTGCTACAACTTATTGTAAGATTATATCTCTTGACGAGGGTTTAGTTTCTTTTGAACTATATCCATATCAAGAAAAAATGTTTGAAGCATTTAATACAAATCGATTTAACATTGTATTAGCGTGTAGACAATCAGGAAAATCTATATCTTCTGTTGCATATCTTCTATGGTATGCTTTATTTCATACAGAAAAAACTATTGCTGTAATGGCAAACAAAGGCGCTACGGCCCGTGAAATGCTTGGTCGTATTACTCTTATGCTAGAAAATTTACCTTTTTTCTTACAGCCCGGTTGTAAGGCTTTGAATAAGGGTTCGATTGAGTTTTCAAATAATTCACGAATTGTTGCGGCTGCAACATCAGGTTCCTCGATTCGAGGTATGTCTGTGTCGTTATTGTATTTAGACGAGTTTGCGTTTGTGGAAAATGCTGCTGAGTTTTATACGTCGACATATCCGGTTATCTCATCTGGTACAAATACTAAAATTATTATTACATCTACTGCAAACGGTATTGGTAATGTATTTCATAAAATATGGGAAGGTGCTTCTCAAGGAATAAACGAGTTTAAACCTTTTCGTGTAGATTGGTGGGATGTACCTGGTCGTGACGAGGACTGGAAAACCCAGACAATAGCGAATACGTCTCAGCTACAATTTGACCAAGAGTTTGGAAATACATTTTTCGGTACCGGTGATACGTTAATTAATGCCGAAACTTTATTAAAGCTTCGAGCAAAAAATCCTTTACGCTATCTTGAAGGCGGAGACCTTAAGATATATGAAGAAACACAACAAGGACACGAGTACGTCATGTTAGTTGACGTATCGAAAGGAAGAGGACAGGATTATTCTACTTTTAATGTGATCGATATTAGCTCTAGACCTTTTAAACAGGTTGCTGTTTATCGCAATAACCTTATCTCTCCATTACTCTTCCCTAATATTATATATAAGTGGGCCGTTTCTTATAACAAAGCATATGTTGTAATTGAGTCAAATGATCAAGGATCTCTTGTGACAAATGGTCTCTATCATGATTTAGAATACGAAAATATGCATGTTGAGTCTGCTATCAAAGCAAACGCACTTGGTATTGAAATGACTCGTAAAGTAAAAAGACTTGGTTGTTCTTCGTTTAAAGACATATTAGAAAATAACAAACTAGAAGTGTGCGATGATGATACTATTTTAGAAATATCTACGTTTGTAGCAAAGGGCGTATCATACGAAGCATCTCCAGGAAATCATGATGATTTAGTTATGAATCTAGTAATGCTAGGATATTTTATATCTACGCAATACTTTACTGACATGACAGATATTAATTTAAAAGAGATGATGTTTAAACAAAAAATGAAAGAAATAGAAGATGATGTTGTTCCATTTGGATTCATTGATGATGGATTGCCTAATCATCCAACAGAAGAAGAAATCGAAGGAAGGCAATGGGCCATAGAATATGCCCCAGATATTTAAATATTATAAATAACAGTAATTGAACAACTTCGTATTATGGACCCGCATATAATTTAAAATTTTCGAGAGGAAAAAAATCATGGCATTTTCAGAATCTCCGGCAATTACGGTAAGAGAGGTCGACGCATCTGGTGTGGTGCCAGCAGTTTCTTCTTCTACTGGCGCTCTTGTCGGTAATTTCAGATGGGGCCCTGTGGATCAAGCAACTCTTATTTCTAATGAAGCCGAGTTAGCTGAAACATTTGGTACGCCTACATCTGCAAATGCTGTTGACTATCATTCAGCAGCGTACTTTCTTAAGTACACAAATGCTCTTCAAGTGGTTCGAGTATTAGGCGATAGCGATGGCTATAATGCTTATAATCATAATGAAGCAGCAAACGGATTAAATGTCAGAATCAAAGACGGTGATGCATGGGATAATTCCTTATCAGCATTTGATTCAGACCAACATACTTTTATAGCTAAATGGCCAGGGGAACTTGGCAACAGCTTAACTGTATCATTATGTCCAAACCAAACAAATGATTCAGCTTATAATAACTGGACACATAAAGACAATTTTGATGCACCTCCAGGCACTTCAGCATATGCTGAGGGACTTAATGCAACTAATGACGAACTTCACGTTGCTATCGTTGATGCTGGCGGTAAGTTCTCAGGAACAAAGGGTACTGTTCTAGAAACATTCCCATTTGTATCATTAGCATCTGACGCTAAAACAGCAGACGGATCTACAAACTTTGTAAGAGACGTTGTCAATAGAAAATCAGAATATATCTGGATGGCCGGATTTGATTCTGATTATACTGTTGCAAATGCTGGTACAGCTGTAGCTACTGGAAAAGATTATCAAATTTCTAATCCATTAATAGTTGCTAAAGACTACGCTTTAGATTCAGGTGATGAATCTACAAATATGGACGTAGGGGATTACATTTCAGGCTTTGATAAATTTGAAGACAAAGATCAAATTCAAGTAGATCTTATGATTGCACCTCAAATGAATTCAAGAGCAGACACAACAACAATCGTTAATGACATGGTAAGTATTGCTCAAGGTCAGCGTAAGGATTGTGTGGTTGTTGCTTCACCTGCAAGGAGTGATATCGTCGGCGCAACCGCAACTGCTGCTAATACAAACGCAGTTACAACTGCCGCAACATTTACTTCATCATCATACTTAGTAGTTGATAATAACTATCTCAAAGTCTATGATAAATATAACGATGAGTTTATCTTTATTCCGGCAAACTCTTCAACCGCAGGCATCATGGCCGCAACCGACGTAACGGCTGCAACATGGTTCTCACCAGCTGGTCCACGACGTGGTCAATATCTCGGTGTGACAGGTATCGCATACTCTCCAAACAAAGCTCAGAGAGATGTACTATATCGTAACGGTGTAAACCCGATTGCGAATATTCCTGGTCAAGGGTTGTTGCTATTTGGTGATAAAACAAAACTCGCTAGACCGTCTGCATTCGATCGTATTAACGTACGACGATTGTTCTTGACTATCGAAAGAGCAATTGCAATCGCAGCTCGAAACGTAATGTTTGAATTCAATGATGAATTTACAAGAGCAGAATTCGTTGGAGTTGTAGAGCCATTCTTACGAGACATTAAGGGTCGACGTGGTATAACAGACTTCCGTGTAGTTTGTGACGAAACAAACAATACGGGTGCAGTTATAGATAGAAATGAATTTGTCGCTACGGTCCTTGTCAAACCTGCACGTTCAATCAACTTTGTTACTCTTAACTTTGTTGCCGTACGTACCGGTGTTGATTTCTCAGAAATCGCAGGGGTGTAAGGAGGTAAAAAATGGCTATTTTAGGTGTAGACGATTTTAAAGCAAAACTGGCTGGTGGCGGTGCTCGCCCCAACCTATTTAAGGTAACATTAGGATTTCCAGCGTATGCTGAAGGTGATGTTGAATTAACGTCATTTATGTGTAGAACAGGACAACTTCCTGCTTCAACCGTACCAGCAATGCCTGTTGCATTCCGTGGTCGCCAGTTACAAATGGCAGGTGATCGTGTTTTCGAACCATGGACAACTACTATCATTAACGATACAAACTTCACGATTCGAAACTCAATGGAACGTTGGATGAATGGTATTAACGCCCATTCACTTAATACTGGTTTAGTGAATCCGACAGATTATCAAGCAGACTTAACAGTTGATCAGCTAGATAAAGACGAGACGATTCTTAAAACGTATAAATTTGTAGCTGCCTTCCCGACAGCAATTTCTCCAATTGATCTTGCATATGATGCCAATGATCAGATTGAAGAATTTACAGTAGAATTTACGTATCAGTACTGGACATCCAATACTACCACATAATTGAAAATTAGAGAGAGGGGCAGCAATGCCCCTCTGTATTCTATTAGGATAAACTATGGCCGACAATAATGCACTAAAAATATTTGGCTTCGAGATTCGAAGAGCAAATCAAAAACAAGAAGACAAGAAGCTACAGTCTATTGTTCCGCGTCAAGACGATGACGGGGCAGGTTACGTTACTGCTTCTGGTTCTCATTATGGTCAGTATATTAATATTGATGGAGATGATTCTAAAGATAATCATCAGATGATAATGAAATACCGTGGGGTATCAACACATCCAGAAGTTGATGCAGCAATTGAAGATATTATAAATGAATCTATTTCAGCTTCTGAATCTGAGGCTCCGGTCTCAATTGTTCTTGACAAAGTTGAAGTATCAGATCAGATTAAAAAAGGAATTACAGAAGAGTTCGATAACGTATTATCGATGTTGGACTTTACAAATAATGGCCACGACATGTTTAAACGTTGGTATATTGATGGCCGTTTATATCATCACCTTGTTGTAAATGAATCTAATATTAAAGCAGGTATTCAGGAAATCCGTCCTATTGATTCTGCAAAGATTCGTAAAGTAAAACAAGTAAAGAAAAAGAAAGATCCGATTACAGGAGCTAACTTAGTTGAATCAGTTGATGAATATTACATTTATCAAGAGAAGCCTGGCCAACAAACGTCAGGTGTAAAATTATCACACGATTCTGTAAGTTATGTGACATCTGGCCTTTTATCTGCCGATAGAAAGAAAGTTGTATCACATTTACATAAAGCTCTGAAGCCAATTAACCAGCTTCGAATGATGGAAGACTCACTGGTTATCTACCGGCTTGCACGAGCGCCTGAGAGACGAATATTCTATATTGACGTAGGTAACTTGCCACGAGGTAAGTCTGAACAATATATGAAAGATATTATGGCTCGTTATCGTAATAAACTTGTATATGACGCAGACACAGGACAAATAAGAGATGATCGAAAACATATGTCGATGCTTGAAGATTTTTGGCTCCCGCGACGAGAAGGTGGTCGAGGAACTGAGATCTCTACCTTACCAGGAGGTGAAAACCTGGGACAGATCGACGATATCATTTACTTCCAAAAGCGTTTATACCGTTCACTCAATGTACCTATAAACAGGTTAGAGCAAGAAGCACAGTTTAGTCTAGGTCGATCTACTGAGATAAGTAGAGATGAATTAAAATTTCAGAAGTTTATCGATAGGCTTCGTAAACGTTTCTCAATGTTATTCTTAGAGATTCTAAAGAAACAACTTGTAATGAAAGGTTTAATCACAGACGAAGATTGGAATGGATGGAAAAATGATTTGGTTATTGATTATTCAAGAGATAACCATTTTACAGAATTAAAGGATGCCGAGTTATTAAGAGAAAGATTACAAACTCTTGATCAAGTAAGTCAATACGTGGGTGACTACTTCTCAAAAGAATGGGTTATGAAAAACGTATTACAGTTTAACGATGAAGATATTAAACAAGTTTCACAACAATCTGATGAAGAGCAACCAAATGATAATGACCAGCAAAACCTTCCAGATGAAGAATAGTTTTGTTATAAATAATAGGAAATGGAGACATTATGGAAAACATTGAACAATTGATACAACAAGCTGCAGATAAAGATTATGCCGCGGCTAATACTACATTTGTAGATATTATGAATCAAAAGCTTGGTGATACTTTAGAACAAGAAAAAATTAAAGTATCTGGCGAAATATATAATGCTTTAGAATCTGAAGAAGATGAGCAGTTAGAACTAGATTTAGATGATGAGGAAGAATCCGAAGAAGATGAAGCTACGGATGAAACTGAGTCTGAAGAGGATGAAGTAGATGTTGAAGACGAACCTGATACAGACGAGTCCGATGAAGACGCTGAAGAATCTTAGAGAAGCTGTAACAAAAGAACGAACGGTTTATAAAAGAAAATATATGGGTTTCAAATTAGAAATTATACAGAAGTATGATAGGTTTGAAGCATATGTAGACGGTGAGAAATTAGACACTTATGATACGAAAAAGCATGCACAAAAAATGCTTATGCAATTCGTTAGGGAAGTAGATTAATGAAGCTTATTGCTGAATACACAGAACAAAATATTCAATGCTTGGTCGAAGCCAAGGAGGATGGTAGTAAAAAATATACTATCGAAGGCGTATTCGCACAAGCTGAACAAAAGAATAGAAATGGTCGTATTTATCCAAAGATGATTATGGAAAAGGCAGTAAATAAATACGCCAAAGAACAAGTTGAAACTAAACGGGCTGTCGGTGAGTTAAATCATCCCGAAGGTCCTACTGTCAACTTGGATAAAGTTTCCCATCTCATAACCGAACTCAAAGTTGAGGACAATAATGTGATGGGTAAGGCAACTATTTTGGGCACTCCAATGGGTGAAATCGTAAAAGGTTTACTTGAAGGTGGTGTACAACTAGGTGTCTCAACTCGTGGTATGGGTAGCCTTGAGAAGCGTGGCGATGCCATGTATGTCAAAGATGACTTTATGCTTAATACGATTGACATCGTACAAGATCCATCAGCTCCAGGAGCTTTCGTTAATGGAATTATGGAAGGCGTTGACTGGGTCTGGAATAACGGCATCATTGAAGCTCAAGAAATTGAAAAAATGGAGACTGAAATTAAGAAGGCTCCGCGTGCTGATCTCTATGGAGTTCAGACCCGTGAGTTTAAAAATTTCCTCTCGTTACTGAAAACTAAATCTTATTAGGAGGTCAAACATGACTGATCAAGTAGAAGACCAGGAAGTTGAGCTCGAGGACGAGATCGAAATCGAAGAAGCTCACGATCCTAAAAATGCAGAGGCGCAATCAGTTGCTTCTGTAAAGGGTGCTGAAGGTAAAGGTAAAACCGCAAAAGAGCCAGGTGGCAAAGGCGGAAAAGCTGAACCAATGCAAAAGTTGCCAGGAACCAAAGCTGGTATGATTAATGCAATGTACATGAAAGCAAGCAAAATGAAAAAAGAAGAACTTGCCGGAATGTATGCTAAACTTATGGGCGAAACTGTGGCTGAAGAAGTTGAAGCTGATGATCAACCAATCGTTGAATATCAAGCTGATTTTTCTGCAGATCTAGACGCATTAATCGAGTCTGAAGCTACTCTTTCAGAAGAGTTTAAAGCTAAAACAGCCGTAATTTTTGAAGCAGCTATTAAATCTAAACTATCAGAAGAAATTGATCGTTTAGAAGAAAACTATAAGACTGAACTCGAAGAAGAAGTAGCAGCTACTAAAGCTGATATGGTCGAGAAAGTCGATAGCTACCTCAACTATGTTGTTGAGAATTGGATGGAAGAAAATAAACTTGCTGTACAATCAGGTCTACGTACCGAGATTGCTGAGAAGTTTATGAACTCATTGAAAGATCTATTTACAGAATCTTACATTGAGGTTCCAGAATCTAAAGTCGACCTAGTTGACGAATTAGCCGCAGAAGTTGAAGAGTTGGAAGAAGCTCTAAACAGCTCTATGGCAAAAGCCATCGAAACTGCTGAAGAATTAGAAGAAATGAAACGAAACGAAGTAATTCGTGAAGCTTCTAAAGATTTAGCAGAAACACAAGTTGAAAAACTTGCGAAGTTGGTTGGAGATATTACCTTTGAAGATGCAGATACTTTTGCAGAAAAAGTAAAAACAGTCAAAGAATCATATTTCAAAAAAGAATCCGTTGAGTCTGTAATAGAAGACGCAGTTGAAGATGACGATGGTAACATTGTTGAAACAACTGGAACAATGGAACAATACCTCACCGCGATTCGTAAAGCATCGCAAACATAAATTTGGGAGTCCAAAAAAATGCAATCTTATGACAAATTAGTCGAAAAGTGGGCACCAGTACTTAATGAAGAATCAGCGGGTACTATCAAAGACGCTCACCGAAAAGCAGTAACAGCTGCGATTCTAGAAAACCAAGAGGTCGCTCTACGTGAAGAGCGTGCTCAAAATAACTTCTTAACAGAAGCTGCTCCGGCCGGTGCTAACACTGGTTCTATCGGAACATGGGATCCTGTGTTGATCTCACTTGTACGACGTGCAATGCCAAACCTAATGGCGTATGACGTTGCAGGTGTTCAGCCAATGTCAGGTCCAACTGGTCTCATCTTTGCGATGAAATCACGTTTTGATGGTGGTGCAACTAACCAAACAGAAGCTCTCTTTAACGAAGCTCCTACACGTCACTCAGGTACAAAAACAGCGGCAGCTCCAGGTACAGACGGTTCAGGTCTAGACGTAACGAACGCGAATTCGCCAAACACAATCGATTCCGATCGTACAACAGATCTTGCTCGCGCTGGTATGACAACAGACTCTGCTGAAGCTCTTGGTGATTCATCCTCAAATGCTTTCGAGCAAATGGGTTTCACCATTGAGAAAGCAACTGTGACTGCGAAGTCACGTGCGTTGAAAGCGGAATATACTCTAGAACTAGCACAAGACTTGAAAGCAATTCATGGTCTTGACGCTGAGACAGAGTTGGCCAACATTCTTTCAACAGAAATCTTGGCTGAAATCAACCGCGAAGTAATCCGAACAATTAACTCACAAGCGAAAACTGGTGCGCTACAAGCGTCAACAGCAATCAACGGTGTGTTTAATATGAACTCAGATGCTGATGGTCGTTGGTCAGTTGAAAAATTCAAAGGCCTAATCGTTCAAATCGAACGAGAAGCTAACGTAATTGCAAAAGAAACACGTAGAGGAAAAGGTAACTTTATTATCTGTTCTTCAGACGTTGCTTCAGCTCTTGCAGCTTCAGGCATGTTGGATTACTCTCCTGCACTATCAACTAACTTAAACGTAGATGACACAGGTAACACATTTGCTGGTGTTCTTAACGGTCGCACACGAGTCTATATTGACCCATATGCAACTGTAGATTACGTAACTGTTGGTTATAAGGGTACAAACCCATACGACGCAGGTATCTTCTATTGCCCATACGTACCACTAACTATGGTTCGTGCGGTAGGGGAAGAAAACTTCCAGCCAAAAATCGGTTTCAAAACTCGATACGGCATGGCTTCAAACCCATTCGTAGGTTCAACACCTGCAAACGGTTTGGCAGCTGCAAAATCAAACCAATACTACAGAATTTTCCGCGTAGACAATATCATGGCATAAGCCTACGGAAAATAATACCTCCACAGGGTCGCTTCGGCGGCCCTTTTTTTATTATAAATACAGTTATTAAATAGGAAATGTCATGGCAATATCTAGTACAGTAACATCGGCTGGTATTCTGGAATCTACCATTACGACTAATACAAACTACTTACAGCCTACAGGTTTTAAGTTAGGAATTAATCGTAAATATTTTCCAAACATAGAATACTTTGCTCAATCTATACAGCACCCGGATATGCAAATATCTGCGGTAGAAGTTCCTTATAAAAGAATAGGAGCTATTCCATTAACTGGTGATAAATTAGTTTTTGGCGAAATGACTGCAATGATTATTATGGATGAGAATTTATCCGCATATACAGAAATGTATAATTGGCTAAAGTCTTTTGTTGAAGCACCTGACGTAAAACCTTCGGAAGCTCAGAATGGTGCTAAAGGTCCATCAGCTGCAAATATAACTGTATCAATATTAACTAGCCATAATAACGTTGCGAAGAAATTAATATATAGAGATGCAATACCAACTTTATTAGGTGACATTGCATTTGAAGCAGCTACTGGTGATGTGCAATATATGACATTCCCTATATCGTTTAGATTTTCTTATTTTGATATTGAATAACATTTAGGATTTATTATGGATTTAAAAATGATTCTCGACATGTGGTCGAGTGACAGCGTTATTGGTCAATCGAGTTTAGATGAGTCATCTCGTCAGACTCCCATACTTCACGCAAAATATTTAGAATTACTTTCTCTTGCAAAGCTAAAAGTTAAAAAAGCTGAACAAGACCAAAAAATATTACTTAAAGACAAATGGCTTTATTATAATGGAAAGATGGATCAGGATCAAATAGTTGATAAAGGGTGGAAGCCGGACCCTTTTGATGGACTTAAAATACTAAAAGGTGAAATGGATTACTATTACGATTCGGATCCAGAAATTCAGCAGTCTGTTGAGAAAATAGAGTATCTGAAAACTATAATAGATACTTTAAATGAGATCATGAATAATATAAATTGGAGACATCAGACTATTAGCAACATGATCAAATGGAGGATCTTCGAAAGTGGCGGCTAGGTATAACAAAGAATTTAAGTTAAACCCAAAAGATATCGAATTAATTGAAAACGCATTAGTAAAATACCCATCAGACGATAGAAGTGAAATTACTAAATTATTGGCAAAACTATATCATCAAAAAATATGGTATAGACCTGAGGATGAAACATATATAAGTGGCTAACACTGACATAAAAATATGGAAGAAAAATGAAAGTATAGCTTTAGTCGATTGCGATCCTGGTATTGCTCAAGGATTAAGTGAATATTTTTCTTTCTTCGTTCCTGGTTACAAGTACATGAAATTGTACAAACGTAAAATATGGGACGGTAAAATTAGATTATTTAATGTTAACTCTCATGAGTTACCGGCCGGTTTGTATCCTTTTGTAGAAGAGTTTTGCAAAAGAAATAATTATAGTTTACTTACTAGATCTTCTGATTATGGTTCTTTATTAGATAAAGACGAACAAGATCCTAAACAAATCTATGAATATATAAAAGATTTAGAATTAACTAGCCGCGGACAGAATATTGAGATTCGTGATTATCAGTTTGATGCTGTTATGAAAGCACTAAACTTAAATCGCTGTGTGTTGCTGTCTCCAACCGGATCTGGTAAATCACTTATAATATATTGCTTATCTCAAATTTGGCTTAAATATTTAACAGATGGATTCAGATATCCTAAATCTGGTAGAGTATTAATAGTTGTACCAACAACATCTCTTGTTGAGCAAATGCAAAAAGATTTTGTTGATTATGGTCTAGAAGAAAGAGCCATACATAAAATATATTCTGGTAAAGATAAAGATAATATAGAATCTTCCGTAGTAATATCTACATGGCAATCAATATATAAGTTGCCTAAAGATTGGTTTGATCAATTTGGTATGGTTATTGGAGATGAATGCCATGGATTTAAATCAAAATCTCTGACTGACATTATGAATAAATGTACCGAAGCAAAATATAGAATTGGTACAACTGGCACTCTGGATAATGCACAAGTCCATCACCTCGTCCTTCAGGGACTGTTTGGAAAAATACATAGGGTAACAACAACCAAAGCTCTGCAAGACAATAATACACTTGCTAAATTAGATATAAATATAATTATATTAAAATATGATGAAGAGATACGTAAGTCTCTCGGAAAGGTGACATATCAGGATGAGATCGATTGGATTGTTAAAAATAAGTCTCGGAACACTTTTATTCGCAATCTGGCTTTGGATGCTAATGGAAATACTCTCGTCCTTTTTAATTTTGTTGAAAAGCACGGCAAGCCTCTCTTTGATATGATTAATGACAAAGCCGAAGAAAATAGAAAAATATTTTACGTATCAGGCGAGGTAGAAACTTCAGATCGAGAAGCTATAAGAGAAATAACGGAGAAACAAAAAAATGCTATCATTGTTGCAAGCTTGGGCACATTTAGTACAGGAATCAACATTAAAAATCTTCACAATATTATCTTCGCCTCTCCGTCAAAGTCACAAATCAAAGTCCTACAATCAATCGGTCGAGGACTCAGAAAAGCGGATGATGGCCGCAGAACGAGATTATATGATATTGCCGACGACTTACAAACGAAAAGCAGAAAAAACTACGCGATCCTCCACAGCGAGGAAAGAGTGAAAATATATAATAAAGAAAAATTTGATTATAAAATCATAGAGGTGCCAATTGGAAATTAGACAATTTAAATTAGCTAACGATGATGAAATCATGTGCGAAGTGGTTGAATACCACGAGGAAGATGATGCCATTGTTATACGCAAAACCATGAAAATGGTACAAATGGACAATATGGCAAATGGTACTAGATACTATGCGTTTCGCCCGTTTATGATGTATCAAATGACAAAAGAGGCTTTTCAAATAATAAACTGCGCTCATATTATTTCAGAAGCAAATCCTAATCAAGATCTTATTTTAGAATATTTTAAAGCAATTGAAACCGCGATGGAAGATGAAGGCGGCGCTAAAGAAAATATGGATGATATGAGAAATAAGTATAATGCATTTGTAAAAAAGCAACATGAAATATTAATGTCTGAAGCCGGAGAGATTGACGTTGATTCGGGCGCCGGAAGTAATATTATTAAATTTTCGGTAGATAAAAGTAAACTTCATTAAGGTATACTGTCCACCCTCAAGCTTACTCTTTTATTATACACCAGTTTTCTGGTATTGTACACAGTTAATTTAGTAAAATTAAATATTTTTTTAGTGTACATCCGTGCAAAAACGTGATAGAATTATATTATATTAAGGATATATTATGAAACCTAAAGATAGACCACATTATGTAAATAATGCACAATTTTCAACAGCAGTAGTAGAATACGTTACAGAAGTAAGAGAGGCCAAATCTAAAGAAGAGGCTCTTCCTGTTGTTCCCGATTATATTGCCCAATGCTTTCTTAAAATAGCAGAAGGACTTTCCCATAAATCAAACTTTATTCGATATACTTATCGTGAAGAAATGGTTATGGATGCAGTCGAAAACTGTCTTAAAGCAATCGAAAATTATAATTTAGAAGCTGCCACAAGATCAGGTAAACCTAATGCTTTTGCATACTTTACTCAGATTTCTTGGTACGCATTCTTACGTCGTATTGCCAAAGAAAAGAAGCAACAAGATATTAAATTTAAATATATGTCTCAGTCAGGAGTAGAAGCTTTTCTACTAGATGAATCTGAAACAGGAGTTGCAGCTCACTTTGTTGATACTCTTAAAGATAGAATAGAAAAAATTAAAGATTACGACACCGAAATAAAAGAGTTTGCAAAGAAAGAAAAGAAACGTAAAAGACCAGTACAAAAAGTAGATTCTGATTTGGTGAAGTTTTTTAAATGAAAATTGAATACTATGACGATCCATGGGATCATTATCAAGTGACAGATTTTTTGACTGAAGAAGAATTTAATATTGTTAAAGATTATCACATTAACAATGTAAAACCACTTGAAGAAGGACGAAATGTTTTTAGTTTACCGTTGATATCAGAAGAAATACGTGGTATACTTTCTAAAAGAATGTATGAACTTGCATCTCAAGTTGATCCAGAAAATAACAACTCTAATCATGAGATGAATATTGAAATGCACACTATTCAACCTAATTGGCAGCATTCTGTTCATCGAGACATTTCAGTAAAGAAAATTACATTCGTTCTTGACATATCCGCGGAAGGAAATGGAACACGCCTGCATAAAACAAAAGATGGTCCAATTGTAAAAACTATGCCATGGATTATAAATGGTGGTGGCGGATTTATTCGAAACGATTCAACATGGCATTCTTTCGATACAAATGGTGCGACAGAACCTCGCAGAACTATAATTTTAAATATTATGAATGCCACCGGACAGTGGTGGAATGGTAAAAAATGAAAGTAGCAATAATAAATGACACTCATTGTGGTATCCGCAATTCTTCTGACATATTTCTCGATAATGCAGAGAAATTTTGGAATGATGTATTTTTTCCTACTCTTTTGGAGCGGGGTATTCGCCATATCATTCACCTTGGTGACTACTTTGATCACCGGAAGTTTATCAATTTCCGTGCCCTTAACCGTAATCGTCATGTCTTTCTTGAACGAATACGGAAAGAACAGATAACTATGGATATTATTTGTGGTAATCATGATACTTACTACAAAAATACAAATGACTTAAACTCTCTCAAAGAACTATTAGGTCATTATATGAATGAGGTTCATATTATACATGAGCCTACTGTGATGGAATATGATTCTTTGAAGATGGGTATGATTCCATGGATTTGTGCTGATAATTATGATAAGACTATGGAGTTTATTAAGAATGCTAAATGCGATTGGATTGGTGGTCATTTCGAGTTTGCTGGTTTTAATGTTATGCGTGGCGTCGTCGCTCCTCATGGGTTAGACCATAAAGAATTATCAAGATTTGAAAGAGTTTTATCTGGCCACTTTCATACTAAGTCTCATAAAGATAACGTAACTTATCTTGGAACACAAATGGAATTTACTTGGTCAGATGCTGGAGATCCTAAGTTCTTTCACATCCTTGATACAGAAACACGTGAGCTAGAAGCCATACAAAATAATTATACTTTATTTGAAAAAATAGTGTACAATGACGAAGAAACAGATTATAATAAGTATAACGTAACTAATTTAGACGGTAAGTTTGTAAAGATAGTTGTTGTCAATAAAAAAGATATATTTACATTTGATCGATTTGTTGATAGAATACAAAATAAAAAGATTCATGATCTTAAGATTGCTGAAAACTTCGATGAGTTTTTAGGATCTAATGTCGAAGATGAATCTGTTTCTATTGAAGAAACAACTGAATTATTAGATACGTATATTGAAGCAGTAGAAACTGAACTTGATAAGGCCAGACTAAAACTTTCTATGCGTAATCTTATGACTGAAGCACAGGCTATCGAAACAGTATGATTATATTTAAATCGTTGAGGTTTAAGAATTTCCTATCTACAGGAAATAATTGGACTGATATTAATCTTAATAGATCTAAGTCTACTTTAATTGTAGGCCAGAATGGTGCTGGTAAATCTACTATGCTAGATGCAATTGCATTTGCTTTGTTTGGTAAACCGCATCGTAATATTAATAAACCACAACTTGTAAACACAGTTAATAATAAAAACTGTGTCGTTGAAGTAACATTTGTAATAGGTAAATCACAATATAAAGTTGTACGTGGCATTAAGCCAAACGTATTTGAAATTTGGAAGAACGGTGACATGATAAATCAATCGTCTCATTCCAAAGAGTACCAGAAGATCCTTGAACAAAACATCTTGAAGCTAAATCATAAAAGCTTTCATCAGATTGTTGTCTTGGGGTCCTCCTCCTTTGTTCCTTTCATGCAACTCCCTGCACAACACCGGCGAGATGTTATCGAGGATCTTCTGGACATTAACGTATTCTCTAAAATGAAT